ATCAGATTTTCTGGAGAGGGGACATACCCCACCCCAAAAATTATAGGTTGGACCTATCAGGTTTTTCTTTATAATAAGTAAGGATGTCGTCAAATAACAACAATAATGCTAATAGTAATAGTGTTAATTATTTAGCAAATACTAACAACAGCAATAATAACAATAATAATAAGACCAATAATAACAACAATAACAACAACAATAACAACAACAATAACATCAATATTAATGCGCTTCTTAAATTAGCCACTCCTGTAGATTACTTACAGTTTAATGTAGAGGGTGATGGTAACTGCTTTTATAGAGCAGTATATAATGCAGCTAAATTTCATCCAACTCCTGGAACATTAAACCGTTTATTACGCTGTATTGATGGGCCTGAAGATATTGATGAAGATACATTTGTAGATGTATTACGTCAAAAATTAGCATCAGGTATTCGTGGTAAACTCATGGAACGTCTTGCAATTGCAGACAATACGCCAGGTTTTACAATATATCATCAAATTCGCAAAGCAGCTGTCATGGCTTCTCGTAATGCAAATAATGAACGTCGCTCACCATTCTTATGGGATGCATTTAAAAGTGAAGCATCTTCTCAAATTAAAAAGGAAATTCTTAAAAATCCCTCATATTTTAAACAATTAAAACAAGGAGAGTTCAAAAAAACACTTGCAGAAATTGTAAGTCGTGATCGGGTATATGCAAGTGAAATAGATATTGCCTTGATACAATTTATGCTGCGTACATGTGGCCCTAATGGTGTACATATCTCATTTCTATCACCTGATGATGTTGCACCACCCGCCGATACAAAAGAAGGACTTCCAAATCTTTTATTACGCCGCCTTGGAGAACATTATAATTTTTATGTAAAGGGTATCATATATCATGAACGCAAAGCTGAAATAGATGAATACAATGAGGAATTAGGTGATTCAATTGTGGATATATACCCTATAGACCGCAGTGAGGTGGCGGCACGAATTGCAAAAGAACAAGCCGAGCGGAAGCGGAAGTTAGCAGAAGAGGATAAACGCAAGGCAGAGGCTGCCGCAGCTGCTGCTGCAGCAAAAGCAAAAGCAGAAGCAGATGCAGTCGCAAAGGCCGTGGCTGCCGCTGAGCGTCGTAAAGCAGCAGCTGCAGCTGTGGAACAACGAAAGGCAGCAACTCTTGTAAAACCAAGAGCTAATATAACAGCAAAGGCAAAAAAAGTAATTTCAAATAGCAGTTCAAATAGCAGTTCAAGCGCATCTACCATTCCAAGTGTAGGGCGTCGTAAGAAAACTTTAAAGAAACCAAATACAAATACGTCATCTGGTAAAAGCTCATCAAATAATGAAGGTACTGCCTTTATGAAAGCATTACATGAAGCACGTAAGGCAAAGGCTAATGCACGACGAGCTGCAACAAAAAAACGTGCTGTACAGTCAAACTCCAGCTCAAACTCCAGCTCCAGCTCCAGTGCAAAGAAAACTAGACGTAAAAAGAATTAAAAATTTTTATTTTGTTTTGTAAGGCTCCAAATTATAATGAATGAGGGGCGGCAGTTAGGATGTTGAGAGCTGCGCGAACAGCAGGTGGGGCAAAGTCAGGTGCTTGTGCTTGTGCTTGTGCCTGCGCCTTTGCAGCAAGGCTCTGCTGTACAGCTGCATGCGCTGCCTCGGCGACTGCAAGGTCCTCTGGGGCCAGCTCCTGTTCCCATTCATTTCCCTCTGTGTAGCCCTCCAACTCTTCAGAAGGTGGTGTTGCGGCACCCGCGGCAGCACCAGGTGCAGGTGCAGGTGCAGCCACCATCACTTCCTTTCTCCTCTCTGCATCGATTGCCGCCACGCGCTCGGTCCAGAGGGAACTACCCTGAACTGACTCACTGCTTCCCTTTTGTAGAATAAGGAAGCCACGGCCATTATCATGCGTACCATATTTGCAAATACGTTCCTTGGCCTCATAATTGTTCAGCTCCTCCAGCGGATAGCGTAGGAACGCCACACGATGCTTGGCCAACAGAGGGTCATCCAGGGACAGAATTCGCTCCCCATTATAGAATAGCGTGGTGCAGCTGAGGTCCACTGCATTTAGGACACGGGGGATGCTCTTGCAGTGGATGAGCTGGATGACACGCCGACACCAGAGACCTCGGCCGCGATAGGTGATGACACTGTTAATTGAGTTGCCGAGGCGAGGGTTCTTCGCCTTCATATAGGGCGCCGCCTTCACCCGCTCATTCTCAAGTTCATACCCTGCAGCGAGTAGGAAGCCCTGCCACATAGGGAGGGCATCGCTGCGGTTTGCAGGGATGTAGATGTCCATGTCAGAGTCGCGCCACTCGACTTTAAGGAGTGCCTGTAGAGGCAGGGAGCCGCCAATGACAGCGCCAGTTGTGCGGAGCATCTTCAAGAATGTATCGACGTCATTGTAGAATCGCTGGGCAATGAGGTCGCGAAAGCGATAACTGGCGGATGCAAGAGCTGCTACTGGCCGGTCATGCGCCTTGAGCCATGCATCACGTGCCGCAACTTCTAGAGTGGTCTCCCGCTGCCCCTCAGGGCTCTCAGGGTCAGTAATGAGGGTGTCAATTAGCGATTGTTGGGTTTGCGTTTGGGTTGCCTTCTTCAGCTGGTAGAGGATAAGGGCGCTGTGTGCATCTTGGAGAGCAAGGATGTTTGCAGGCGAGGAGTCAAGTTGACGCATCTTGGCAGCGGCAACATAACGCTCTTGCAAGTGTACCAGGTCAACCTCAATAGCGGCAGCAGTGGCAGAGGCAGCAGACATCTTTAGAAAGTAAGGGCTTGAAAGAATAAGTCAGATAAGGCGTCTCCAATGCATTATAATGTCCACAAATCTTATCAAATTTTTTACACTATCCACAATTTTTGCAAAACTATACATAATATATTTGCAATAATTTATATATCAAATACTAATCTAATGTTTATAGATGACCCGTGTAAATAAAGGCGCTGCGACTTGGCCATTATGTACAAAACATAGACGTTTAGCACGCTCAAATGCGGCATTGAAAATACCATAACGATTACTCAAAAATTCAACACATTCGCGCTCACTCATTTGAACACGTCCGCGTGGTGCCATACTCTCGACCTCAACACCTGCCACAACTAAATTATCTGTTGCCCAATCTTCTAATTCAACATTGTAATATTTAAACAGGCCAGTCATATTTTTTTGTTTGAGCCCTAAATGCCGCGCCTGCATTTAAAGGAATCAAAAACTTTTTTGATTTGTTTGTAGAGCTGCTTTAAGGGGTTGCCGCCTCGGGCTCGGCCTCCGCCTCGCAACTACCCATTTGCTGTGCAGAGCGCCGGCCGTTACGGGCGTAATCGACGCGCAGGATGATGCCCTCGAGCAGCATCTCGTTCTTGGTCAAATAGTCGAATGCCTTCATCGAGTCCTTGAGGTTCTCGAACTCGATAAATGCATATGTCTCCTTGCGACCGGTCGAGAAGTTAAGAGGAATATACACATCCCTCACTGACCCAAACGCCTCGAACACCGCACGGATGTCCTCGATGGTGCAGCGGCGAGGCACCTTGCGAAGCAAGAGGGACTTCGAGATGGCAGGGCGGAATGCCGCAGGAGCGGCAGAGGCAGAGGCAGCGCGGCGAACAGGCAGAGGCGTGGAGGCAGTGACGGTCATCTTAATCGCTTGGAATTGCGAAGGGGGCTTGATAGGACTGAAGTCGATATGTCTGCTAATGCGGGCACGCTGGTTGGGGGGCGGCCAACGGGGGGTTCAATTTTTGGGCAGGATATATCCTGCCCAAAAATTTTAGATATATTCTAACAGATTTTTGCAGCGGAACAAATCCCACTGCAAAAATTATAGGGTTAACCTATCAGATTTTTGGGCAGGATATATCCTGCCAAAAAATTTTAGAATAGACCTAACAGATTTTTGCAGCGGAACAAATCCCACCCAAAAATTTTAGGATAGACCTAACAGATTTTTGGCATGCTATACAGCCCGCCAAAAATTACAAATTATCCAATTATAAAGTATAAATGCCTGCATTACCGACTGCTAAAATAGGTATACCGGCCATAGCAAGTATTTTGCCTCATAATCTAATATTTGCTGAAAATGCTGTTGTATTTGACGAATATATTTGTATAACAGCCCTTAATGGTGGTTCTGTAACAACCTTCACATTAAATAATCAAACAATTACAGTGCCAGCATTTAGACATGTAATTTTTTTAATTACTCTTGAAGGTGAAATATACAATGCATATGTTACACCGTGCACAAATCGGTTTACTCCCGTAATTCTAAAATCAAACGTGGGTGTTGCAGTTGTAGGTATTGCATACACAAATGATGGTGCTGCAACAAACCAAATCTATATTCGCAGCTTTGGAACTAGCTGGACAGAAAAAACATTTGATAATATATCAAATGCTAATAACGGTAATCCTGAGAATAATGACTTTAATTTAAATTTATTAGCAGAAATTGACCAAGCAACACATAATCTATATTTATCATTTGCATACAAAACTGCAACACCTCTAAGTTTTACGGGAATTTCAGGAGATAGCTTTGTGTTCCCTGATACAAGCGGCAATAGTTACCAAGCAATTATGCGTGTACAAGGTTCGAGTGGTCTAATTTCTCACAATTACATTTTTAATGTGCCTAATTCAGATTTCCTAGGGGGTGGATATATTATTAAGCCAGGTCTTTCAATTGTCCAAATGGTTACAAATGGTACATATTTACACTGCCTTGTTTCATGTGATATTTCATCAAACTATTATGTGGATAAAATTGGCTTAATGGGATATGGGCCAGGAGGAGGCATAGGAGGTGAGCCAAATGAACTTTCTATTATTCAGTCAACATCTAAAATGGCAATTATTGAGTTTACATCAACACTTGGTTTTAGTGTCCTACTGCAAAATAGTTTAATACTATATCCAGAATACTCACAAAATAGCCTTGAGTATTATAATAATACGCATTTAATTTCATCAATTATATATGGAACAACAACACAGCAAACAATTGCAGGGAAAACAGTGCCTGCAACATTTACATCTAATGAAAACTATACTCCACATTCTATGATAATGCTTATTCGCTTTAATGATTGGGCCACATTTGAAGGACTATATATACAAGATATTAGCCTAATTGCACGCCCTACTATAGATGGTACACAATCTTTATTTAAACTAATATCAAATATTTCAACACTAAATAACAATATATGTGTGCAATTGTTAGACTTGGTATCAAGTAATGAAACTTCTTATGTACACCGCCATTCATTTGCCCGTTATACTATACAAAATAACACAACACTTGTACAAGCATATGAAACAACAGTTACAACAGAAACTATATCATATAATGGAGCAGCTGCATTTTTTACTCTAACATTCTCAAACAATTATGTGTATGCTGTCGGCTCTAATAATCGTGTCGCAAATCAATATAAAATCTCAGATGGTTCAGCTGTGTATACTAAAACATTGCCAACTTATACAACATATATTCGTGCAGTTTCAGCTGAAACACTCGATAATGCACTAATTGTACTTGGCAATATTAATACCTCACAACAGGAGACATATGATTATAATGTTACATTTGCATCAACATCTGGTGCGGATAAATCTTTCTTTCTAAAATTTTCTCATCAATCAGTAACACTTTCTTTTAATGTAAATACATTTACACTAACAATCTCAAATATACCAAAAATAAATGCATCTGGACAAGTTTCCTTGTTTTTATGGATGTATGCAACAGATTCAAATAATACTGTCCAAACAAATCCAAATATGATTTATAATATGGGGCCAATTGGGCCAGCTACATCAGGTAGTTCTTATTCTCAAATATTTAATATAAACCAGATGCCTCCACGATTTGCATTCCTTTCTTCATTATATGTTAATAATACAAATGTTAACATATCAGACCGTATTATAGGCTCTAAATCAGCATCTCCTATTTTTACATCAAATATAATTGCTAATAATAATTTAACAACTGAAACCACTCCTGCAACTCTTAAAAGTGCACTCGATACACTTACTACAAATGCATCTCGCACAACATCATTAACAACAACCACCGAAGAGGCAACAGTATTAATTAAAAAAAATACATTAGTAGCTGCCCCTAAACCATTAATACCACTATCCAAAACAACTATAAATGACATTCAAGTACCCGCAAATGTATATGGTATTATGACAAAAGCGACAACTAATTTTGAAAATGATGGCGGCCTTTCTATGACACTTAAACTTATAAAATTAGATTCATCTGGTAATAAAATAATATCAAAGACTAATGATGCTACAACATTTGATACTATCATTGTTACACTTCCTAAACCAACAAATAATATTATTTCTATAAATCACACAGACAGTAGTGGTGTTACAATAAATGATGTTGCAAATATTAATATTAGTACAGGAGCAACAACATATTTATACAATGGACAGAATCTTACTATAATAAGTCAAACAACAACATCTGTTAAATTACAATATATAGGACCGTTTGAAACAAATACTTTTGATGTAGGCCAGCCACTAAATAACTTTAACGATGCTACATCAGGGCCTGTTGTTGAAAATCCCCAGCCATGCCTCCCTGCCGGCACACGCGTCCTAACACCCGCCGGCTACAAAGCAGTCGAAACATTGCAGACAGGTGATAAAGTCATTACATCTAAAAATAAGGCAGTGCCTGTACGCGTCTATAAGACGGCACTAGGATGTGCAACAAAAGTGACCGCGCCTTACTACATTCCTGCTAACACCTTTGGCAGCAACCCTGCCATGACCCTCTCCCCAGACCACGCCTTCAAGATTGGCAGCAACCTCTGGCAGATTCCCCAATATGCAGCACAGCGCTATACGCAGATTCAGCAAGTTGGTATTGATAAGCCTATAACATACTATCATTTAGAGGCGCCTGATTATTTCAGCGATAACCTTGTTATTGAAGGCGGAGCTGTTGTAGAATCCTATGGTGCGCGTCAAATTAAAAAGGGTTTTATTGTTTATTCGTTCAATGCAAAACTGGGAGGGTTTGAACGGCGTAACGGCGCATTTGCACGCCGTCAGCCTGCAGCTCTCACTCGCTAAATGTTAGTGGCGAGGTATTTATAAATCATATAGCAATATTTATTATTTTAATATGATTTAGCGGTCGGCAGCCGGCAAGGCAGGCAGAGCCACACCAGCAAGCCGGCAGAGAGCTTCGACATGCGCATCATCCTCCAAGACATGCCCCAGAATCCCATTGACCCACCAACGCGTCACTGGGGAATCACCCAGCACGCCCATCAGCGCATAATAGCGCCTGTAGAGCGTCCGCGCGTGGTACACCAGCTGTCGCCGAGGCCTGTAATGCTCATCCTCCAAGTGCATGCGCGCCGTCATGGCTGCATAGGCAATCTGAATGTCCTCCATAAAGTTGGCCGGCAGCTGAGCCTGTACCTGTGTAAAAGGCTCTCTTGGCAACACAGGCCCCTCATAAATGCGCTGCAATG